CCATGTCAGAAAAGAGGGCGATCATATCAACTGCACCCTCTTTTTGCCCTTGTCGATGGCCAACCCACACACCAATGTAATAAGCGACCGCGACCATTCCTGTAGCAATAAATGTATGTAATAATGGTGTCATAGTACAAACCCTTCTGTGTTTAGTTTCTTGCCAGATGGCGTATTATCAAACACTGGTGCATTTTGTACACTATCATCAACCAGTTCTTTTTCGGCGTCTTCAATGTCAAACAGTTTCATCTTAGATCTATCTACACCAACCACAAAACGCTTATGCACATTGGGGTCACTGTATCGGTTCTTCAACTGTTTTACCAAGATTTGATTGTTGGCTTGCAACTCCTCATTTGATACCAGAGCAATCATGAGGTCAGCGGTGGCTGGTAGACCAAAAGATTCAGATGTATCTTCAAGTCCAGGATCACTGCTACCATAGCCAGATCGCGTTGTCTGCGTTGCAGAGACAACTGGGAGATTGAATTCAACAGCCAACCCACGTAATTCCTCAGCGATTGCCTTGATAAATGAATATGTGTTGATTGACCCACCAAGTCCTTTCATACGAGAGGAAGAACATATATTTAGGTAATCAATGAACAGGATGTCTGGTGTAAACTTTTTCTTGAGTTTCAACTCATTCAACAGAGCACGGAAGTGAGCACTGTGCGCCTGTCCCGTTGGATACTCTTTGATGATTAGTTTACCGTGAGTCTTTTGAGCAATCTTGTCAACCTTACCCACAAACATGTCACGGCTGAGTCCTTCAATCTGGTCAATGGGTATATCCAGTAGATTGGCGTCGATACGTTCAGCAATGCGCTCCTCAGCCATCTCAAGAGTAATATACAGAACGTTCTTCCCTTGCGCCAGTGCAGCAGCAGCACAATGACACATGAACAACGACTTACCCACACCAGTGCCAGCCAATACAATATTCAATGACTTGTTTGGGATCCCACCCTTGGTGATGCGATTCAGATAATCCAAATCAAATGGTGTGCGCTCCTCTTGCTCATGATAGAACGAGTAACGCTCCTCTGCATTCTCCAAATAGTCGTGACCGATGTTAGTATCAAAGGTGACAGCTAGTGCTTTGGATAATATTTCAGGCAGGGCATTTTTACTCAGTGTCTGATGCTTGCCATCAATTATCGAGATAGACTCCATAACTGCGTTGAACAAGGCGCGATCTTGACAAAACTTCTCAGTGTTCTCAAGTAGCCAATCAAGGTCAGTCGCCTCATCAGGTGTAAAAAGGTCGGGGAGAATGTCCATCGCATGACGGAACACCTCCTCCGACAAGTTCGTATCTGTTTCCTGCATGGAGATACGAAAAGCGTCAATGCTAGGCAGTCCAGAATACTTTGCAACATACCTGACATATTCTTTGAATAATGCTCGATGTACACCCTCGAAATAATTTGGGTCCATAAACGGAACCACCTTGCGCATATAATCTTCATTAGTGAAGAACGAACGCAAGATTACTGTGGGCATATCAATCAACTTTTGGTACCTCTACAAGCTCTTCAGTTTCAACGTCTCTCATTACCAGAGCATCTTCCTCAGCCATACACTGTATGATGTCTTGTAACACAAGAGAACTCATTTTACAGAAACGTTCTTCACTTGGGTCAACTTCAAGGTCATCAGGCATATGTGCTATCTCAGCTCGAAATTCTAGCAATTGAGATTCAGGATTCACCTTCACCTCTGGATATCGCATTACAAGTCCGCGAAACTCATCTTGTATTACTACCACACACCAAGCGTCTGGGTTGTGGGTGCGTTCAGGGTCAGGACATATAGTATAATCCTCACCCATCTTCATTTCTACCATATCAGTAAATGGGTTGGCGTCACTATCAATACCAGCTAGAAACACATACGCATCAGGTTCAGCACTATCAATCATGCTGGCTCCTCAAGTGCAAGTTCCATATCCTCCCAAGAACCCATGCTGGAACTTCCCACCTGATACAATCCCTGCACATACTCTCGGAATTTTTCAGAAGCGAGTATGTCCTCCCAGAACTCAGGTTCACGTGTGTCTTTCTCACGCACCTTACCGTCAATCACCGAGCCAGTTTCAGTATCCACTCGTTGATACCAACCATTGCTAGGTTTAACGACAAACCCACCAGCCAGTCCGACTTCGAGCAGACCAGAGTATGGTTCAATGCCACCGTCCCATGATACGCTCACTGGAATCTTAGACTTTTCTTTGACGAACCGAGACTTTTCAACGTTGATAATAAAGTCATAACCAGTCACCTCAGTGCCAGTCTTGTTCTGTCGTCGACCAATAATCCAAATATTGTCTGCGCTGTAGTAAACACCAGTGCCGCCTGATACGATATCTTTCGGGAACAAACCGATCTCTTTGTATGTGTGGTTGATAGCCAGCATTGGAATATTCTTCATAGCCAGATATGGGGTACACATACGGAACAGACCCTTGAGTGCCTTGGCGCGAGACATATCAGCCACTGCCTTCTCATTGATAGCGTCCTCAAGTTCTTTCTTTGAAGCAAGGTTGCCAATCGAATCGATTACAATGACCACGTCGTCATCAGCATCCAGTCCCTCAAGTTGGGCAATCAGATCAAACTTCAGCTCCTCAACGTTAGTGATTGGAGTGTGAAGCACTCGATCCAAATCCATACCAAACGAGTCAAAGTATGATTGAGGCGAGCCGAACTCCGAGTCATAAAAGAGAACAACCGACTCTGGCTTGGCTCGCTGGTATGCAGCTGCCATCAGTAGAGCGAATGAAGTCTTGAAATGCTTTGATGGACCAGCCAATACAGTGAGACCAGAGGACAAGCCACCATTCAGATCACCTGATAGCGCCACGTTGATCATGGGTACACCAGTGTCAACTAGCTCCTTGTCTCCAAAGAATTTAGACTGACTCAACGTAGCTGATGTGCCAATCTTTGAATTCTTTTTAAGTTTATCCATTATGCTCATGACTGTTCTCCAAATAAGTCGAGCTGATCGTCGTCAATAACATCATCAACGGTCAGTGTCTCTTTTTTCTCTGTTAAGAAATGCACGTTTGCTAATTTCTCTCGCTCGTCCAGATCATAACCCTTTCGATATATGTTATTCACTTCCATTACTTTTTCAAGTATAGAAAGTTTGTCCGTGTATCCAAGGAGTGCTGATACATCCTTTGGGAAGCATGCGCCGCCAAAGCCACGTTTACCATCAGATCCTGGAACGCGCCAGTGGGAAGTACCAATGCGCGGTTCTTTCGCAACAGTGCGCAATACAGACAGAGGCGAACAGGTCAGCTTCTCATCTTCGACTGCATCATACAGCTGATTAAAGAACGTCACCTTCATAGCCAGATATGAGTTTACTGCGTACTTGATGAATGATGCTTCAACAGGAGTTACACTGTGGATGCTATCTGGTGACGGAAGCATCACGTGGGTGTTGAAGTCATAAAAATAGATCAACTCACGAATAGAGTCAGGCAGTCCACCAAACACCATGTAATCAGGATGCAGATAATCATTCTCTGCATTACGCTCCTGTAGAAACTCAGGCGCATAAATGAAACGATGCGTGTAGCCATCTGCTTCAATAGTGCGGCACAACTTATCAATCACATCTGGAGTCACAGTCGACTTCAGGACAACAGCTGACTTAGTTGTGCGAAGTAATTTGAGGATAGCATCATAAGCAGCTGCTGCATCGATGCGACCATTATCTTGTACAGGAGTTGGGACACAGACAAAAGAGAGCGACGGTTCCTGCTCCACTAACTGGTCGATGTCGGTGTTGTAAATGGGATCAACGATAAACCGATTCACTTCAGGCAGCATTGCCTTCTCAACTGCCTTACCTACAAATCCATGACCCACAACTGCAACTAAACCCCGCTCATTTTTACCATAATCGGGGTCTGTTGGGAAAAAAGATTGATACTCTCGATTTTCACTCATACGTTTAACCTTTTCTTCAAGATTTTAATTTGAGACTGGCGATTGGCTTCCCACTGCTCTTCAGTGCGATCGCCTTTGGGAAAGAACTTTGCGTTCTCAAGAGACTGGAGCGCGACTTGACGTCGACGTGATACGTTTCGCTTCTTCATAATATATCTCCATGCATATACTATATTGTACAGATTTAGATTACTCTTTCAAGCACTATTCCACATTGCTCGAGGAACTCTACTCCTGCTCCCTTCGAGGCGATATAGTCCTCTCCAAAGTAGACGTGTTTGATACCAGACTGGTGGATGAGTTTGGCGCACTCGATACACGGTGTGTGAGTACAGAACATGACTGCACCTTCACTTGACTCGTTGCTTCTTGCAAGTTTGGTGATAGCGTTTGCCTCAGCATGTAGCACCTCTTTCTTGCTCTCATACCAGATATGCGGATCATGTTCGCCTTCCTCATACCTCTTGTCCTCACACTCATTATCCCAACCACTCGGCATACCATTGTATCCGATACTCACAATGCGCCCATCCTTCACAACTATCGCACCCACGTGTAACTTACGAGCAGTGCTAAGTTCAGCGAATCTTCGAGCGACATCCATAAATGCTGATTTAAATTTTGGCTTCATTACTCCTCCCATGTGTTGGCATATGCCCAGTTGATTGCGGCACCTGCCTCTTTGTTCAGTGGTCGATTTTCATACCAGTTGCCTGTCTCTTGATCTAGCTCTCGACACAATTGTGCAATCTGAGTTTCTGTTATTGGATATTTTGCCTTTACTGCATTACAGGCAATGGCAACCATAATTTGATACATTTTATGATACCAGCCTGTGCCAGTGATGCCACGATAATCCTCAGCCATACGTTTCGGAAAGAATGGACAGTCACGATAGCTAGTCCACTGGACATTGGTATTATCCAGAGAAGACTTGCGGTGTTCAAGAACATT